TACCATATTACAGCGAGATTGATGGCAAGCGGCATCGTTACTTTATTGATCTACAGATCAAAATGAATGGCAAAGTGTATCTAGTTGAGATTAAGCCTAAGAATCAGACGCGACCACCTAAGACGCGTCGTAAGACCAAGAAGTACATAACTGAAGTTACTACATATGTAACCAATACGTGTAAATGGAAGGCAGCCAATGAATATGCTAAGGATCGTGGCTGGAAGTTCGAGATTTGGACTGAAGATACACTTAAATCAATGGGTATGAAGATAATCTAATCAGCGCTGACGTAAGGTATAAATAGTATTATGAGTTCATTATTCACAAAGCTAAACAAGGGAGCCGGTAAGGCTGGTATTCAAAAGAATACAAAGCAGGCTCAGACTTGGTTTAAGAAGCAGATTAAAAACTTAGGTTCTGTTACTCCTAGTAAGATACTAAAGGATGACGGACTTTCTAAGGCAAGTACACCTATATCTGGTCAAATGTATCACTATGTGTATGATCCAAAGCATAAGGATACATTGCCTCATTATGATAGGTTTCCATTAACTATCTTTATTGAGCCAGCTAAGGGCGGCTTCTACGGTCTCAATCTTCACTATTTAGCGCCAGGTGTTCGTGCTCGATTCTTAGATGAGCTGATGGATACTGCACCTAAGCGCATAACCGATACTTCTAGGCTCAAAATCTCGTACGAGTTACTTAAAGGCGTACAAAAATATAAAGAGTTCCAACCATGTTTTAAGCACTATTTGACAAGTCATATAAAATCGAATATAGTTAGAGTTCCTATGACTGAATGGGATATTGCTATATTCTTACCAACTGAACAGTTTGAAGGTGCTAAAGCTCAGTCAGTATGGCGATATTCAAGAAAAAAGTATACAGGTAAATAATAGATGTCAACAATTGATAATTTTAAAGCAACGCTAAGTAAACGCGGTGGACTAGCGCAACAAAACAGATTTCAGATTATTTTTACTCCACCTGGTCAGTCGCTATTAAACATAAATGCGTCAACCTTGGTTGGAGCTCTACGTGGTAAAACGTCAGTAAAATCACTTATCAATGACCCACGGGATATAAGCATGCTATGTGAATCGGCGACGTTACCAGGTAGACAGATAACTTCAATGGATTATACATCAAATAAGAACACCGTAAAGGTTCCTTATTCTCTGATTAATGAAGATGTTACTCTAAGCTTTTTGTTAACTAATGATTATTACATTAAAACTATGATGGATGACTGGCTGGCTAGCATCGTAGACATGGATATATATAGAGTAGGGTACAAAAAAGATTTCTCAGTTGATGTAGTAATACAACAGCTAGATAGTAATAACGTACCGATTTATGGCGTTAGATTAGAGAACGCGTTTCCAACAACAGTTAGTAGTGTAGTTCTTGATAATAACTCAGAAAATACACCTCAAAAGCTTAGTGTAACATTGAGCTTTGATAATTATGTACCAGAAGGACCGCTAAGTAGCACAGGATCTGCTATTCGTGAAGCAGTTAGAGGCATCACGAACTTATTTTAAACTTTTAGGAGTAGCATATTATGGCTTTGCCAACAATGACAAGTTCCAAATATAAGGTAACTATACCTTCTACTGGAGAAACAGTGGACTATAGACCTTATTTAGTAAAAGAAGAAAAGATCCTAATGATTGCTTTAGAGTCTCAAGATCAAAAGCAAATACTTACAGCAATACAGAACGTTATAGGTGAATGTATAGACCAGGATATTGACGTTGATAGTTTAGCAATGTTTGATATTGAGGCGTTGTTCTTAGCTCTTCGATCTAAATCGGTAGGCGAACGTATAGAACTAATGGCAGCCTGCTCGAAATGTGAAAACAAAACAGAAATTGAAGTATTACTTGATGATGTTAAATGTGCTGAGTTTGATAAAGGCAGTAGAGTTATTGAACTATCAAGCGATGTTGGTGTCACTATGAACTTTCCATCTCCTGTCGTTATGAATTCTTTTAAAGAAGGAGAATTAGAATCAATTGAAGGCGTACTCAAACTAATCGCGCTAAGTATTGAATCTATTTACGATGAATCTAATGTATATCCAGCAGGTGATGAAACTGAAAAGTCACTAAGCGCATTTATTGAAAGCTTAAACAATAGTCAACTAACCAAGATTACTGATTTCTTTGAAGACATGCCATCGTTAGAACATACAGTAGAGTTTAAGTGTTCGGCATGCGATACTGATAACACACTAGAATTAAAAGGCCTACAAGCTTTTTTTACATAAGCCTCTCTCATGACTCGCTAATAAATCATTATCAGACTAATTTTGCGTTAATGCAACATCATAGTTATTCATTAACTGAATTAGATCATATGGTTCCATGGGAAAGGGAAATATACATTGCTATGTTACAAGAACACATCAGAGAAGAGAACGAACGCATTAAAAAAGAGAATAATAAAACGTGAATGATGAAAACTGGACAAAGAAGGTACAAGTAGAGGTTGAAGTTGGTGCTATCGAAAAGCTACCAAATAGATTCTCTAAAATTATCGATTTAGCAGAAGCCTTCGATTCGTGGCGTGTCTTTCCGCGTTTATTCATATGCTTCTACCTAGTTTTACTATATAATACTACAAATTGGTTTATAGCATTAGAAGACCCCACGATGCCGCAGGCTGGTTTAATATCAACCGTCATAGGCGCGGGAGCAGCCTGGTTTGGACTGTATGTTAATACAGGTTCAAGTAACAACAAAGGGAAGTAATAATAGATGGATGACGATAACAAACCAAATCAGAAAATTTCAGATAATTTAGCTAGGCTTACTGAGCAGATGGCTCAAGCCAATGCGCTAAACGAAACAACAGAATTATCAAGTCAACTAAACAATACATTAGAGAACAAACAGTTAAACCTTTCTAGCGGACAGACTGAAGTATTACAAGATTTAGTCGAAACACTTACTGGTAATACGTTATCAGAACTAGAAGATCGACAAGAAGCTAATAAGATCGCGAAAGAAACTCTTGATAAACTAACAGGTATTGAAAATAACACAAAAGCAAAAAAAGATGTTGCACCAATTGAGTTTGCTGGTGGACTAATAGCTAGCCTTATTACATTACCTGCGATATTAAGTGCTGGATTATTACTTGGTATATCTGATGCGACTAAGTCTTATGCTAAGTTTCTCAAAAAAGTACCATTAGTTAAATACCCAGTCATAGGAATAGAAAAATCAATTAAGTTCTTAGGCAAACTTTCCAATAGTGTTTTAGATGACATTAAGAAATTAGGTTCTGCTCTTAAAGGTCTATTTAAGGGTGGACCAATTGGTCGATTTATAATGTCATCTAAGCAAGTGTTTGCTATCTTTAGTGCCCAAGCGAAAGGTCTTCTTTCATTTAGGAACTTAGCCACAGGACAACTAAGAAGCTTCGACAAGACTCTTAAATCGGCTAAAGGTCTATCTAAGGTAGCAATTGGAATGGCCATAACAATGGGCAAGATAGCTAATTCGGTTAGAGCTATGAACAGTGGCACATTTACGCCAATATTAGAGTCGGTAAAAGCGGTTAAAAGCGCGTTTGGTGCTGTCGAAATCCCAAAATTTGGAAATCTTGGAAAGATAATTGAACCTATAACTAAAACTGTAAAAGGAATTTTTAAAGTTTTTGGCAGTATTAATAAAGCATTCTTTGCTATAGGTAGAGTTTTTGGTAGATTATTTGCACCTTTAGCTGTAATCTTAGCTGTAGTAGATACTGTAAAGGGTGCTATTGCTGGATTCACTAGTCAAGAAGGTGGCTTTGTTAAGAAATTGGTAAGTGGCTTTGTTGGTGGAATTACTGGTCTCTTTAAAGGCTTTATTGCTCTTCCCTTAGACCTATTGAAAAACATAATAAGTTGGGTAGCTGGTAAACTAGGATTTGAGAATTTTGCAAAAGTACTTGATGGTTTTAGCTTTGCTGCTCTATTCGACAAGCTCGGCGGAGCTTATAATGATGCTCTTCAGTTTATTATCGATACTGTTGTTGACTTCGTTAAGGGAATACCCGAAACCCTTAAATCTGGACTAGATGTAATGGGTTCTAAATTAAAATCTATAGGTGAAAGCATAGGAACCTTTGTTACTAAACTCGCATCCGCGGGAGCCGCGGCGCTAAGAGCCATTGCTCCTGGTGGATTAAGCCCATTGGAAGCATTTAGTCAAGCTATGGCTACCGATAAAGTTCCATCTGGAGTTGAAGCCAAGGACTTGACTACTGGTTCTGAGATATCCGACGCATCTGCCGATAACGAGATGAATAAGTCACAATTGATGAAAGATGTAAGCTCACCAATTACCGTTGTTAACAATCAAGGCGATGTTAACCAAAAATCTACAACAACAATAGGCGCTTCTCGTAGACAGCGTCGTGGTTTTAATAATGATACAGGTTTGGCTCATAACTAATAACCATCCTGGCTGGCCTTATAAATAATAGTAGATTACTAATACTATAAGGATTAATTCATGTCGGTGTATCATTTTCCATTAGACCTTCGAGCAAGCTTAGAGTCTGCATCCCAACAAGGTGCAGGCTATCCTTGTGTTCAGTTCGTAACAATACCTGATGCTAAATCTACCGAGCTTCCAATAAATATCTGGATGTACACTCCTCCTGGCTTTGCACTCGGTGATGTAGTTAACTATGATACTGTTGACTTCGGGCTTCAAGGCGGCGCTCAGTTAGACGTTTTTGGAGGAGCTGGCTTAACGCTTGATGGTACTGCTGATATGAAACAAGCGGCTGCCCAGGTTGCATCTAGTATGGTCGGAACTATTGGTAAGCAAGGAGAAATAACAAAGTTTCAAAATAAAGCAACAAATCCCTTCAGAGCTACTTCGTTTAATTCATCTGGTATTCGAACATTTGGATTCACGTTCAAATTCATATCGCAATCTGCTGAAGAAGCAGTAATGGCCCGTAAGATCGAAAACGCGTTTAGAAAGTTCATGATGCCTGATGGTCAGTTAGATTCTGCCACTGTTGTATATCCACCAGTATGGGAAATCAGATTCATGGACGGTGAAAGTGTTAATCCATTTATGCCAAAACTAATACAATCGTACTGTACTGGCTTAACTGCGTCATATAACGCGACTAATAGTTCCTATCATGCTGATGGATCTCCGGTAGAAATAGATCTAACAGTTAACTTTCAAGAAGTTAGAGCAACGATTAGAAGTGATTTATACGATGCTGACAGTTTAGAAGCTACTCCACTACAAAGACCATCAGGTATAGCTGGAATTAAGAGTGCAGTGAGTAGTAAAGTATCTTCAATTCAAAGCGGAGTAGCATCTAAGGTATCGTCAGCTGCTTCAAAAACTTCATCGATTATTAAGGGTATACGATAATGGCTGGTTTCTTCAGTATGTTTCCAAAGGTTTCATATAACTTTAAACCCTTAGGTATAAATCAGAACGTAGTAGATATATTTAGATCTGCTCGTAACCAAGGTAACTTTATCGATAACCCATCTGCTTATGGTAAATATAACATAAGTAATGGCGATAGACCTGACATAGTTTCACAGAAACTGTATGGTACAAGCGATCACTATTGGACATTCTTTCTTATTAATGATTTTCTAAACGAAGGTCATACAGCATGGCCAATGAGTCAAGAATCCCTTAATGAATACATTGCTAAATATTTCAATGGCACTACGGTTGAAACTAGACCTCTGCTAATACTTGACACTGATGGCTTAGTAACTGAATATCGAAACTCTCTGTCTGGTCGGTTTCAATTAAACGAAATAGTAACAGGTACTCTTAGTGGAGCAACAGGTAAAGTCAAATCAAAGAACGCAGACTTATCTCAATTGACTATTAGCGATGTTAATGGTACATTCCAAGAAAACGAAAGCATTCTTGGTTCTGTTAGTGGTGATATAGTAACAGCGTTTAAAGTTTATCCAGAAGATATATCTCCAACATATTGGTATAAAACAGGTGATGCAAATCGAAGGCCAGTTACTCCAGATACTATAATTCCCGATGGTGTTGCTCGTCATTTGTGTTCATATGTTAGTACCCACGAACAGATTGTAGAAACTAATGACGAACGGTCTGCTATTCGAGTAATAGATCCAGCATATATTGGTGATTTTATAAAACAATTTAAGGACATAATTAATGTCTAAACAATTCAACAGCGCGATGGGCAGAGACGGTCGCATGATAAGTCCAGGCGGATATACTACAAAGCACGTTCTGCTTTATACAAACGCGCCTGGTGCTGATGGCGTCATAGATATAACAAATCTTGTCACCGAGATTATAGTCAACGAAGGCATTTTTAAGTCTTCTATTGAGGTTGAACTCACTATAGTCGATGCTATAAACCTATTAGAAGACGGTAGAGTTTCAGGATCTGAACGAATACAGATTCTTATTGATAGAACTGAACCTTCAGGCGAATATAAAAGCTGGGACATAGAAACACACATCGCGTCTATTGATAGTTTTGCTCGGCTTAAGCCTGGATTTGAAACATATGTTTTTAGATGTGTTAGTTATCATTCATATGTTAACCAGACTAAAAGCATTTCTAGATCATTTGCTGGATCGATATCAAAACTAATTAGTAATATAGTTACTAAGGATTTAAGTTCTGAGCTTGGAATATACAATGGCAATTCGAAAGGAAGCATACGAGGTATATATCCAAATCTTAGACCATTAGATTGTATAACGTGGTTACTTAGAAATGCAAGTGATAATTCTACGCCATTTTATTTCTATGAATCATTAAATAACGGTTTAGAGTTAGACTCATATGAATCTATGGTTAACCAAGATGTATATAGGGAGTATAATTACTTATCTACTCCTGATGCTGGATTATTACCTGGCTCTCAAGGATACTTTGAAGTATTATTAAATTCAATAAGGAAACTATCCTCTGATCTTGACATATCGCAATTTCATCAACTTGGAGATGGCGCATATGGCGGTACTGTAAACTCACTAGATTACGCTAATAAGTCGTACACGTCTAAGACATACACATATGGCGATAATAATACCAAACTAAATAAGTATAAACCCTTTACAAGTACTGCTAAGATAAACGGACAGGCGTATAATGAGATAACAAAGGGGAAAGACTATTACTTATCAACGAACTCAAAGGCATTTAAAGCTGATAGCTATCATGATATAGCTAATCCAACAATATTAAAGAAACAAGCACATTATAAGGGACTTGGATATATGTCTCATGACATCGTCGTTCATGGTGATTTTGATATGAGTCCAGGTAAAAAGATATCGATAGCTATAGATAAAGCAGGCGATATAGAAGAAGGAACATTTAAAAGAAATCAGTACTTTTCAGGTAATTATATAGTGACTGAGATTACTCACGTTTTTACTAGTGAAGAATATACAATGGATATGGCAATTAGAAAAGATTCACTGGAGACAGACTTTGATGAATAGACTATCTGATAATTTTGTTGGTGGTAACTTTGTATGGTTCACTGGTGTCGTTGAGGACGTTAATGATCCAGAGATGTTAGGACGAGTTAGAGCTCGGTGCTTTGGTTTTCATGATTCTAATAAGGGTTTAGTTGCGACTGAATCTTTACCATGGTCTACTGTAATGGGACCAACAAACTCTGCTCACGTTTCTGGTATCGGCAGTACAGTTCATGGTTTAGTACAAGGAACATGGGTTGTTGGTTTCTTTA